AAAAAAATTTCATATATAAAAACGAGCTCAAAAGGTCGTGTATGGAAAAAAAATCCCATAAGGTAAAAACCACTGTAAGGATTGATCCTGTAAACGACGAGTATGTAATCACAATACCTGAAAGTTATTGTAATGAACTCGATTGGTATGAAGGAACAGAGATCGTAATGACTCTTGATGTCGATGGAATTTTCTTAGAAGAAGAATTTGACGAGTGATTGACTCGTGCTATATAAACTGTTAGAATGATGAAGCGTAATTAATCATTATGGCTAAAGGATTTACTGTAAAAGCAAAAGCGCCCCAGACAAAAGACAAAGAACCTGAATGGGATTACGATAAGGCTCGCGAGATGCTCAAAGGCAAGGCAATTGTCTTCTGTATGCCAGGTCGCGGATGTTCTTATCAGTTCCTCAAGAGTTTTCTGCAACTGAGTTTTGACTTGGTTCAAATGGGGGCAAGTATTCAGATCAGTCAAGACTATTCCTCTATGGTCAACTTTGCACGGTGCAAGTGCCTTGGAGCGAATGTCCTTCGTGGTCCTGACCAGATTCCCTGGGACGGCAAACTGAAGTATGACTACCAACTGTGGATCGACTCGGATATTGTTTTCAATACTGAGAAGTTCCTGCAACTGGTTCTCATGGAGAAAGATATTGCAGCTGGTTGGTACATGACTGAAGATGGTCGTACTACCTCTGTTGCTCACTGGTTGGATGAAGGCGACTTCCGTAATAACGGTGGCGTCATGAATCACGAGACTGGTGAAACCATGACTAAGCGTAAGAAGCCTTTCACTGTAGACTACACAGGTTTCGGATGGGTTCTGATTAAGAATGGAGTCTTCGAGCACGAAGAGATGAAGTATCCCTGGTTCGCCCCGAAGATGCAAGTCTTTGAGTCTGGCGATGTTCAGGACATGTGCGGAGAAGATGTGAGTTTCTGCCTCGACGCTATCGAAGCTGGATTTGAGATTTGGTGTGATCCCCGTATCAGGGTTGGTCACGAGAAGACTCGGGTCATCTGATCGACCCATGGAAGTCTACACAATCTTCGTTGATAGTAGGCAGACTCATACCGATGTAAGTGAGGATGAGTTCTTTGATATAATGGAGGAGTATGCTCTCTCATTCTATGAGACGGGCACTCCTCATCCTGATTCCGTTACACACATTATTAGAGATTTAGATGGCTAAGGTAAAAAAATCGTTGCTCGGCGGCACATACATTGAGTCTACCCCCAAAAAAACTCGTCAGGGTTCTGGCAAGAATACAAAACTTAGCGCGACGAGCGCGAACGCGGCTCGTAAACGGTATCGTGGGCAAGGTCGGAAATGAGTCAATTAATCGTCAACCTTCCTCCCCAGAAAGTATGGGTAAGGAAAGAATATCTTAGAGATTTTCAAGATGGGTTTGGCGAATTTGTAGAGGGCGTCTGGGTATCGGCAAAGTCGATCCCTGGACGCGCTTTTTATTTTGAGACATACTTACCCAAGTATGCTGCAATGTTCGACAAGCTTCCTATCTCTGCATTTTTATCCCGACCAGAGACGCCTGATCCTGATCTAGACCTGCCTAACCTACAGTTCTGGAACTGCATGGACTATGGCGTCAGATGCCTTGAGAAGCAGTTTATTGGGTCAATGGACTTCCAAGTACGCACACGCAATTTCGGCACCCTTAACGGCGAATACTGCTTCACTCTAGACAACTTCCACCCAGACACAGACACTACAAATACTAATGTTAGTGAAATTCCTGAGGAACATAAGTCTCATAACTGTATTGAGCTGGAAAATGGGCAATTTTGCTTGTATCCCAACAATCGAACACGAATCTTTGACCTCTCTATAACCCCCGAAACGCCGCTCGTGCCCGACTTTAAGGTCAGTACCAGGTATTTCCAAGTAGAGAACGGTATTAGATGGGGTAGGCTTGGCGATTGTGAGGAATACTTCTGGGAGACAGAATCAGAAAAGACAGAATAAATAAGCTGCAGGGATAGCAACCCCTCTAAAAGTTCTATTTCTAGGACTTTAGGAGAACTCTAATGGGTAATCATCCTGTTCCTGATCATGACAAGGCGTATATGAAAGAGCAACACGGTACAGAATACCTTATTACAGACCCCGCATCGGATAAAATTCTCCGAGAAGTGGTAGGTGACCATATTAATGACCTCAAAAGGCAGACTTTACTGCACGAAGAGATCAGAAATGACGAAGATTATGATGATTGGGACTACGGAACTGAACCTAGTTACGGAAAGCCTCATAAATAATCTCGATATATAGTGCCATTTCATGGCTTCACAGTCCTCTAAAGCATTCAAAGACATTAGTTTGTCTTTTCAACCTCATCCAGTAACTGGAGATATCCCAGTTCTGAAGAATGAGAATGCGATTAAGAGGGCTGTTCGTAATTTAATTGAAACTAGTGCGGGTGAGAGACCATTTAAGGATGCTCTTGGCACTGGTGTTCGTGATGCGTTGTTTGAATTCATCGATTTTCCTACTGCATCAGTAGTAGCGCAACAAATTTTCGATGTTTTGAATGGTTTTGAGGGAAGGATTGACAATATTATTGTCAATGTAGAGCCAAGACCCGAAGATCATTCCTTTGAAGTGCAAATTTCATACGATATTATTGGTGATTCTTTCCCCAAACAGGAATTTGAGTTCTTGTTAGAAACAACTAGGTAGATAAAATGCCCTTCACTAAGTTCACAAACCTAAATTTCGACCAGATCAAGGAATCTATCAAGGATTACCTCCGATCTAACTCGGATTTTAGTGATTTTGACTATGAAGGTTCCAATATGTCGGTGCTAATCGATGTATTAGCATACAATACCTATATTACAGCCTTCAATAGCAACATGATTGCTAACGAAGCTTTCCTTGATTCTGCCACTTTGAGAGAAAATGTCGTCTCTTTGGCAAGAAACATCGGTTATGTACCGAGATCTAGAAAAGCTCCCTTAGCAATTATCGATTTTGACTACCCATTTAATGGAAATAGCAATACTGTAACACTAAAAGCTGGTTTAGCAGTGGTTGGAGTCATCAATGACACCAATTTTGTCTTCTCTGTACCCGAAGATATCACTGTAACTAGTCCAATTGATGCTGGACAGAGCCCAACATCGCAAAATCCCGCTAGAACTGCCAAATTTAGTGGAGTTTCGGTCTATCAAGGTACATTTTTAACAAGAAGCTTCGTTGCTAACGGAAGTTCAGAGCAAAGATTCCTCTTAGACAACCCAGGAATCGACTTAGATACCTTAAAAGTCACTGTAAGGCGGTCTGGAGCGTCTGCTGGTCTCCAATTCTCCAAAGTTGACAATATTATTGATGTAACTAGTGGGTCAAACATCTATTTGATCCAAGAAACGGCAAATGAGACCTATGAGATTCTCTTTGGAGACGGTATTTTTGGTACAAAGTTGAATAATGGTGATCAGATCGATGTTTCGTTCATTCTGACAGATGGAAAATCGGGAAATGAGGGTAAAAACTTCTCATTCTCTGGAAGAATTGTTGACGACTCTGGTAATCCCGTCGCAACACCCTCTACAGTCAGTGTAATCACCTCTCAGCCTGCCCGTAATGGCGGTGATATCGAGTCAATTGACTCTATACGATACTTTGCTCCTAGACTCTATTCAGCGCAGTCTAGAGCGGTCACACCGAAGGATTACGAAGCTATCGTTCAAGACATTTATCCTAACGCGGAGTCCATTTCTGTTGTTGGTGGGGAAGAATTAGACCCACCAGAATTTGGAACTGTAGTTTTAAGTATCAAACCTAAAGGCGGAACATTTTTGTCCGACTTTACAAAGACAACTATTCTATCACGATTAAAGCAATACGGCATTGCAGGTATCAACCAAAGAATCAAAGATCTGCAGATTCTTTATGTTGAACTTGATGCTTCTGTCTACTACAACAATAGTATTCTAGATGATGCAAATAGTTTGAAAGGAGAAGTTACGGAATCTCTTACTCAATACGGCAAATCTACTAATCTGAACGCATTTGGAGGTAGATTCAAGTATTCCGAAGCTCAAAGAATCGTTGATCAGACTGATCCTTCGATTACTTCCAACATTATGAAGGTAACTATGAGAAGAGACCTCAAAGCTCTTGTCAATCAGTTTGCTCAGTATGAATTATGCTTCGGTAATCAGTTCCATATTCTAGAAGGTGGCGGAACAATCAAATCTACTGGATTCCAAATCTATGGATTAGCAGATACTGTGTATATTTCTGATATTCCTAGAGATGATGGAAGATATGGTGATCTTGCTATCTTTAAACCTTCTGCAAGTGCAGGTGAACCCGCCACAGTTGTTGTTAAATCTGCAGGTATCGTAGATTACCTCAAAGGTGAAGTAATTATTAACACAATTAATATTGATGGCACAGTTAGAGGTAACAATATCGTTGAAATTCAGGCTTATCCCGAATCAAACGATGTGATTGGATTAAAGGATCTTTATCTTGCATTAGACATGTCAAATACCAAGATAAATATCGTGAGAGACACGATTTCCTCTGGTCAGCAAATTTCTGGCATTGGCTATCAAATCACTTCTAGTTACTCCAACGGAACGCTAATCAGACAGTAGGATGATCGAAACATATTCGCCCCTAAGTCCTCGGGTTAAAACCTATCAGACGGTAAGCCAGACAATACCTGAGTTTGCTACTGCTGAAAATCCGTATTTCGCAAAATTTTTAGAACAATATTATATTTCCCAAGATTTTCGTGGTGGTCCAGCTGACATCATCGAAAACCTTGATGCTTACATTAGTTTAGATAATTTAACCAAAGATGTAATTAGAGGATCCTCCTCTTTAGGGTCTTCTATCACTGCTACTGACGATACTATTGTCGTAGATGACACGGACGGATTTCCTGAGAAATATGGTCTCTTACAAATCAATAATGAGATCATTACTTACACTGAAAAGACCCAAACTTCTTTTACTGGGTGTACTCGTGGATTCAGTGGAATCACATCTTACAGAAGAAGGAATGATCCCTCAAGTTTGATCTATGAGGACACTACTGCTGCCGCTCATGAGTCTGGGGCAACTGTTAACAACCTTAGCTCTCTATTTTTAAAAGAATTTTATAGAAAATTAAAAGCAATCTATGCTCCTGGTTTAGAAGGTGTAACTTTATCACCAGATTTGAATGTAGGAAACTTTATTAAGGAAGCTAGAAGTTTATATGAATCAAAAGGAACTAGAGCTTCCTTTGTTATTTTATTCAAAGCATTATTTGGTCTCGAACCAAAAATTAATGATCTTGAAAAATATCTAATTAAACCGTCATTTGCAAATTATATCCGTAGAAAGAGTATTTCTGTAGAAGTACTCTCAGGGGATGTTCTTAAAATTGCTGGTGAAACTTTATTCCAAGATAATGACGAAAATGATGATAAGATCAATGCAGCTTCTGGTCCTATCTCAGAAGTAACTCAGATTAGAGATAATTTTTATAAATTATCACTTTTTACTGGTTTTGATGAAAGATCACTAACTGATGGCACATTTATTGTCGCTGGTAGAACTAAAAATGTAGGAAAAGTTGGTTTAGGTGCAACTGTATTGACAGTTGACTCTACCATTGGTTTTTCTACCGCAGGAAAACTCCAAATTGGTTCTTCCTCAGACAATTTTTATCAAGAACTTAATTATACTACAAAAAGTGTAAACCAGTTCTATGGTGTTGACACAACCACCGTAGAAATTCCTGATAATTCGATTATTAGTGCTCCTACAACTGTATATGGTTATGAAAATGGCGATTTAACCAAAAAAGTAGAAATGAGAGTCACTGGACTCATTTCTAAGTTTAAATCTAACCAGCCTCTTCGTAATTTAAACTATGGGTCTGATATTCGAGTAAGAAATTTAGGTAGAT